TAAATATTTTACCATATCTAATTTGTGTTCTTGCTCGCTACACAGTAATATTGTCATGTCTGAAACTGTAAAATTAGGAGACTCTATTAATTGTCGGTTAAGATACCGAATGGTGTCCTTTATATCTGTTTCAGATTTTTTAAAACCATCAATAACTATACTAGTTTTAATTCTGGGTAATTTAGATATTCTAAATTTCTCTAAATCTTCTGCTGTTACACTTGTGTCTTCATCTTCTAATTTAAATGTATTAGGAAAAGCATATAGACATTTATAGTCGTATATTTCTGGATAGCCTTCTTGATCGTAATCTATTTTTTTGTTGATAGTTGTCAGTATATTATGATCGCATTTTTTGTCTTTTGAGTAGTATATACATGATTTACACTTGGTTCTCATTGCGTTTTTCCTAAATGAAAAATGATTTTGCCATTATTTTTATTTACATTAATAACACTGAAATTAGATTGTAGTTGATTTAAGATATCTGTTTCGCTAATAGGATATCGGGATTGGCTTATATTACTTATAAAAGTGGTGTCATCTATAACGCTATCAAGATATAATCTACATAAATTTTTCTTATCATTAATAACTATAAGAATTTCTCCACTAGGTCTGGTTTTGTTAATTAGAGTTTTAAATATATTTTCTCTTGTTTGTAAATCCACTTCTTCCAAGCAGGTTACGCAAATAACATTACAGTAATTGTTCGTTAGTTGATCCAAGTTGGATACAGAGACCGGATCAAAGTTAGCTTGTTCTTTAAAAGGATTAACATCATTTGGGCCGTTTAATATAAATACGTTTTTGCTCATAAAGCCTATCCTATCAAGTTAAATTGTTTATATATGTTTTAAAACTACTGAGAAAATCATATTCTACAAATTCTATATTATTTGTATTTTTATTTTTGATGTAATCTGCAATATTTGCGGTATTATTACATAATTCTACTCCATCCACATTTAGATTGCTAATAGTTTTTATATTAAGGTCTAAAGCTATATGAGCAAGTAAGGTATCGTTTATTGTTATCAGACATCCATACTCTGATACTTGTTGGTATAGATTTTCTAGACGTTTAATGTTTTGGTATGTTTCTAAGAATGATATATTATAATTAGGGTTAATGGATGTGATTGTATTGTGGATAGATTGTCCAAGAGCTTTATTGGGACAAAAAATCAAAATATCATATTTAGTTTTATTCCGTAGAGATTCTATACTCTCTTTAGGTATTTGAGGTCTGTCTATTATTGTTACTCCAGAGGGAAAAAGATCAAGCATATTATTATACAAAGTAATTTTATTAAAATCTTTGTGCTGCTCATTAAATATATAGAAATCTTCTTTTTTTTGTAACTGCTGAGGAATATGATTTAATACTAAAATAGGCTCTATATTCTGTGATTGAGCTAATTCTATCGTATCTTTTTGGTTGATTGCATCAAAAAATAGACAGTAGCTAGATCTGATTCCGTAACTTATAGCAGTTTCTAAAGGGAAAATATTATATGAGTTAGCTATTTCGTTTATAATAGTGTTGTTATTGAGTGTATCTGTAGCATATGTTATATTAATATTATTAGACAAAATACTAAAAATATTGCTAATATTATTCTTCACTTAAAATCTCCATTAATGGCTTCTTCTGTGCCTTCTGAGTATTAGACGGTTTATATATTCTATCAAAACTATCAGACACCAAGGAGTATGTTTTATTTTTGTATCCAAAACAAGAACTGTTTTTATGTCCGTAAGATTCAGAATAGTCGACATCGATTCTTTCTGTAACAGAAGAATCATATAGATAAGCAAAGAGCTTATGGATACTTTCTGCTGTAAACTCAATATTTAAATATGTGTCACAGGTTTTATGAAGTGGAAACGTATCATTTATTGATATATTGGCAGTAGCATATATTTTTATATTAGATATATTTCCTGTAATAGACAAGTTGTTTGCTATTTGTGATATTGAGTTGCTAGTATGCTCATATTGTTCTGAAGAACAAGCTAATAGAATAATTAAAGAAAAGTCGCTATTGTTTCTATATACAGCTATAAAGTTTTTTATTAAATTAAATAAAGTCATTTCATCAGCATTGTAATCAAGTATAGCATAATACTTATGGGACGAATTAAGTGTGCCTAAATCGATTTTATTGCAGTCTTGTCTATCTTGTTCTTCTAGCTTAAAGTCAAACAGCCTAATTTTTTTAGATTGTTGGATAGATTTAGCTATTACCATTTCAGTAAAAGAGTTTTCTATGCATACTAGGTCTATGTCTTTAATAATATCGTCTATGTATGGGTCTTGTATATGACACAGATTATTTATAATTGGTATCCAAATATTTTTGATACCTGGAATATGGTTAACGTAATCGTATGGACAGTGTTGTATAACCACATCATATTTATCAAACTTAGTATTTTCTATTTCTTTATTAGGGTTTACTAAAGAATTATTTATGTTTATATGTTTATATGTAATGTTTTGATGATTGCCAAAACAATGTTTCAATAGTAGCGTTGAATACACACCTAAATTATCGCTATGTCTGTACGGGCTAAATACTAAAACGTTCATGTAGAAGCCTTTATTTTTGAGTACTTGATGTAATCTTCTTCTGATTGATAATCAGAAACTCTGGCCTTTTCTGCATTATTTATGTTTTGTATATATACATTAAGTTCTTGTACAGCTTCTTTTAAAGAATAGTTTCTAACGGACGGCCCTTGTTGTACATATCCATATTCTAGATGTTGGAGAATATTAAGTATTCTTTTACTAGATATTAGATTGATGTTCTTAAGATTATTGGCACAAATATTAGTAATTAATGCCATATAATTTACATTTTCTAGATTTTCATTAAGTATAGAGGGATCTATTGGAGTAAGAAATTTAGCAGGTCTATTCCATTCGGATTGTTGACTAGGAATAGTGTCTAAATATTTTTCCCATCTTTTCGCTATATCTTTCCAGTTGTAGTGTTTTTCTATCAGACTTCTTGTTTTAACTCTAAGCTGTTCTTTTTGTTCGTGTGATTTATCAATGAATTCTATTAGAATGCTCTTTAAGCTTTCGTTGTCAGGATACACTCTAATAGCTTTTGTTTCTAATTCTTTAAAATATGAGCCGACATCTATAGAATACGCATCGAGTTTATCTACGATATCTTCCATAGCGCTGTAGTTGACAGTAGCAACAGGAACCCCACACGCAGCTGCTTCAACCTGTGGCATACCAAAACCTTCGCATATAGCATATTGTACATATATATCCATAAGCGAATATATTTGACGTAATGTTTCCACACTCACACCCTGCGCCACAGAAGGTATGACTCTAGTAGAATTATGGCAGTATGGACATCTTGATCGCGGTCCACAAAAATTTGCGGGTGATATATTATGACATTGTTGACAGCTGTATGTTATAATAGTTTTATTTAGTACTTGTTCATCTTTCAGTATTTCTGGCAGATCCCACCCAGCATCAGGAAAACTAGTATGTAAATATAAATATAAATTTTTGGCTAATTCTGGATTTGTTTTTCTATAGTGATCCAGTGTAATTTTAAACGACTTGACCAATTCTGGTATTAGTTTTCTTTTTTGATTACGCATAACCGAACCTACAATTATAGCGTCTTCGGGTAGTCCTATATTTTGTTTTAATTTACGTCTGTCTTCGTCTGTATTTGGAAAAAATGCTTCTAAATCTATTCCGGGAGAAACAGTGTCTATATAATTAATACTATTATTAGTTTGTTGTTTTAGTGTTCTCGCACCAAAATCAGAATATGTAAATATAGCATCCGCTGCTTCATAAGTGTCCAACCATGTTTGCTGCTGAGGTGCCGAATCAACTGTAGGCATCAATATCCAATGGAAAAAATCTCTGAAAGAAGAATATTGCTCATAATTGCTCATCCAATAGTCTCTAATGTCAATGACGACATCAGGTTTAAAATCTAATACAACAGGATCAAAGCGCCATCTTCCAAATTGGTTGTCTGCGCTAGACATGTATTCTTTATGTCTGCTATCATTAGGTCTAACGGCATTAGGGTAGTATTTCCAAGGAATACTTATGTCTTTAGGATCATTTACGTGTCCATACGCAGCAAATTCTGCTATGTCGTATTTGTTCGTAGCATGTAATCTTGTTAGCAACTCTCTAGTATAATTAGCAAAACCTGTACTCAGAAAACTAGCTTCTGTTGCCATCAATATCTTTAGTTTTTTTGTCATATGTAAAATTACTTCTAATATAAAAATATGGTGCCTGCACCACTTTATAATGATGCAGACACCACTTGAAAAGCATTCTTTGCTTAGAAGCTGACAGGCTCAGTTTCTTGTCCTGAAGAAACCGTTTCCTTCTTCTGTTGTCGGCTAAGCTTTGTAATCTTTGAGAAGTTATTCACCCTAACTTTAAGAGTACTATGCTTAACGCCGTCCTTCTCCCAGCTATCGTTTCTGAGAGAGCCTTCCACAAGAACCAGGTCACCCTTCTTGAAAGAATTGCTAATAATTTCTGCACCAGTATCCCAAGCCTCGCAATTGATAAACGAAGCAATTTTATCTCTCTCCCCATTTGCTTTAGTATATTCTCTTGATACAGCAACGGTGAAATTAACCACACCTGTTTGTTTACCATTGGTATTAACGGTTCTGTATTCTGGATCTCTAGCAAGATTTCCTCTTAAAATCGTAATATTCATAAGTTTCAATTAACTCCTAAAAATTTAAAAAGTGACACAACAATAGTGTATTATAGCTTAAGCAGAGCGTAAGTCAAGTGTGTGCGTCAAAACATTTTTCGACTATAAAGCCGTCTGACTGCTTAGTTTTATTTCCTACGAAAACAAGCACATTGCTGTCAAATATATGATGCTTGTATTGAGACCAAGTTTCTGGAAACATTATCACAGAGTCTAATATACCAGTGCTATCTTCTATGGTTACAAAAGCCATATCTTGACCAGGATTTTTACCTTTTTTAGTCTTAACTACATTTACTCCACTTATTTCTCCGGCAATAATAATATTGTTTTTATTATGACTCTTTTTAAATGTCTTGCAGTCTGTGTTGGTCATACTAATATCATAAGAATCTAATTTACAACAAGATATAGCAGCACCTAGTAGAGAACTCTCACTATCTGATAGCCACTCTATACGGTCGAGTAAGGAGTATGGTGGATTTTTAAGCATACTGATGGCGTCATTTATTTTAATTTTTCTGTTTTTATTGACTCTTGGAGCATCTATTAAATTCTCTAATAAATTTTTCAACTTATCTATTTCCATAGATTGTGTTTCACAGAAAGCTGCTTCTTTTTTTGTTAGAGAAGAAGCTACGTCGTACTCGAATAGCATTTTGGTTCTATTTATTTTAAGATAATCTAAGGCGCCGGAACTGATAAGAGCTTTAGCTGCGGTAGAATTAATTTTAAGCAATAATCCGAATAGGATATAGCACCAAGAAGTTTTACTTACATCGAAACCTTCCTGAGTGATTTGTATAATCTTATCAAATACAGAATTCCCTACCCCTTTAATATCAGTTAGTCCAAAATATATATATTCGGGACCGATAACAAATAATCTGTTTAGGTTTCTAAGATCCGGAGTGCTTACAGAGACATCCATTTCACTGGCATTTCTGATAAGTTCTTTAATTTCTTGTTGAGGATCTATCTTGTCTTTAGCAAATTTTAAATATGAGGCAAAAAACATTTTGGGAAAATGTGCTTTGGCGTAAGCAGATAGGTAGGCATTCATTGCATAGGAAATAGCATGGCTTTTATTAAACGAATATCTTTGACTTTTTTCAATCCAACCAAATATTTCTTCAGCTTCTTCTTTAGAGACTGTATTTTGCTTTTTACATCCTGTTATAAATCTTTTTTTAACTTTTGCCATCTCTTCCGGCTTCTTCTTACCGATAGCCTTTCTAAGCATATCCGCTTCTTGGAGATCAAACCCAGCTATTTTTTGTGTAATTCTCATAGCCTGTTCTTGATATATCATTTCTCCATATGTTGGCTGTAGTATATCTTCTAAGCTGGGATGGAAATAGTCAATACCCTCCAAATTATTTTTCTTATCTATATAGTGATTAGAGACGCTTTTTCCGTCTCTATATGCTTCTAAGCATCCTGGTCTCAAGATACTAATTAAACCAGATAATTGTTCTATATTCGAGGGTTTTAATTTCTTGGACATAGACTGCCCAAGTCGTGATTCTAGCTGAAAGCAACCTTTAGTATTGCCTTCAGATATTAAGTCCCATGTTTTAGAACAACCCATATTCAAAGCAGAAACATCTGTATCAAATAGCACAGAATTATTTTCTCCTAATGGGAATTTACATCCACAAGAAAAAGTCAAATATTTATTTTTCATTATTTACTAATTCGCTACAAAAGAGTCCTTGAATCTAATTTTAGCAGAAAGCTTCCTGTGTAGTCTTAAAAAACGAATAGCTAATTCTGCAGTATCTTCTACATCCTTCAATGCGTCATGAGCGCCTTCTTTTGCCATACCAAAATAATCCCTTAAGTGATCTAAGGTATAGTTTTTCAATTCGTCATTTCCTTCAAACCAACAAAATACGGTATTAATTAAGTCTACAGTATCTCTAGGAAAAAACAAACAGCTGCCCTTTTCTGCATTTGTATTCCCATATTTTTTACTTAGTCTGTCAATAATTTTTAAGTCAAACCTAAAAATATTGTAACCAGCTGCAATGGGAGCTGTAAATTGCGATTTCTTTTTTCTGTTGCCTAGATGATACATATCTAAATAACTCACAAAAGAAGTCCAACCCTGCTTCTGAGAATGATAATTTTGCCACTCATCTAACACCTGAGCACTGGTAACTCCTTTAACTTTTGCATGAAAATCTAAAACATCGCTATCTTCATATGCATAATCTTTATTATCTTCTAATTTTTCTGGTTTTAGATTAATATTAAACTTAGAATCAGGTATAATTTCTAGTCTTAGTGGATCAACCATAACAGCCGCAATTTGAACAGGACTGCAGCTGTTTGGGTCGGTACCATCTGTTTCTAAATCAAACACACAAATTTTATGAAAATTAGCCATTTACTTTAACTTCCTGGTTAGGGTTGATAAAAACTTTTGTAGCAGGCTGTGCTGATACGCAAGCATTAACGGATTTACAACAAGATATTTTGATTGGTTGTAATTTTTGATACTCAATATTATTATGTACAAATTTTGAGTTTATTGATAAGTCTGCAAATTTTTTAGTTATCATTGGTGTCTCCTTTGTATAAATGTTCTGATATAGACATGATTTTGTCTAACATAGCAATACCTAAAATGTCAAACTTAATCATGCCAAGAGCTTCTAAGTCTTGCATCTCCATTCCAGCTATTTGTTGCTTGTTTTTTGTATCTAAAACCATAGGACAAATATCTCGTAAAGGACTGCTACTAATAACTACACCGGCTGCATGCTTTGATTGATTAGACTTTGTTCCTTCCAAACGCATAGCCTGCTCGAATCTCTTAGATAATGGACCCGCCAATTCTCCGTCCTCATCAATATAGCACCATTCTTTGAGTCTGTCAACATTATTTTCTAATGCCCATCTAATAATAGAAGATTCTCCGGTAATTTCTTTCATTTCTTGCAATTCATCTGCTATTTTGGCTTCATCCGGGATATTTTTAGTAATTCTATTCATCTCTTCGAAATTTATATTACCATAAACTCTTAAAACCTCTTTTAAAGCCCCTCTTCCTTTCATGGTATTATATGTAATCATTTGAGAAACTTTATCGCTACCATATTTATTTTTAATATAAGATATAACATCTTCTCTTTTATTAATTGGTACATCAACATCAATATCTGGCATAGAGACTCTATCTTTAGTATTTCTACCAGAATTATAAAATCTTTCAAAAATAAGATTATATTTAATTGGGTCTATGGAAGTAATTCCGATCAGATACGAAACCAGACATCCAGCAGCAGAGCCTCTTCCTGGACCGGGTAGCCAATTTTTATTTCTAACATAGTCTACTATATCAACAACAGTCAGGAAATAACTAGACAGCCCAGCTCCCTGCAAAACATCAAGTTCTCTTTTAATTCTATCTACATATGTTTGATGCTGTTCTTTAGGAATGTCATTAGCTATTTTCTTCTTCCATCCCTGTCTACACAATTCTCTTAAATATTCAGCTGGATCGGCATTATTTGGACAATCATATGGGGGTAATATTGGAGCACTAAGGATATCATATTCTTCGCACATGCTGTCAATAATATTTGTCGTTTCAATTTCTTCTGGAGTATGTAGATTTTGTATTTCTTCTTGTGATAATATATGATAATTATCAGAAGTAAAGAAGGCTCCCATAGGAACTTTTTCATTATTTAAACATTTTTTATTAATGTCGATCAATGTAGTTTTAAGATTATTACATAATAGTATTCTCTGGTCTATAGAGTCCTCTTGTCTACAATAATGAGCATCCGGAGTACATAGTATTTTACACTTTGTCTTTTCTGCTATATTCCTAACCATGTCTGTCATTTCTTGTTGCTCTGGATTGTTTTCTCTGTCCATAAGTTGAGCTTCTAAGAAAAAATTGTTTTTACCAAATACGTCTTGCATTCTAGAGACAAATTCACAACCTTCTTTGATCGCAGAATTATCTTTATTTTTTTGTATAAGATTAGATAAAGTAGAACCAAGATGTCCACAAAAGCCTATAGTATTTCCGTCTATAAATTTTTGTAAGTCGTCTAGCGAAACTCTCGGTTTATGGTAGTATCTAGATTCCATGTTGCTATAAGAAACTAGTTGTATGAGAGAGTCCCATCCTGCTTTATTTTTAGCCAATAGTAGGAAATGACTCAACTTAGCATTTTCTGGTTTTTTTATTTCAGAATCTTGAGAACAAACATAGATTTCACAACCCAAGATCGGTTTAATATTTTTTTTCTTCATGGTTTCGTAAAACTGGACACAACCGGATATTGTACCATGATCTGTGATAGCGCAAGATTTAACACCTATTTCTAAACACCTGTCAGCTATTTGTGCAGGCTTAGACAATCCGTCCAATAAAGAATAGTGCGAATGCACATGCAAAGGTATATACTGATTCATTCTGTTGATCCGGGAGCTTGATATTTTCCAAATTTATGGTTAGGGTGTTTATATATATTAGTAGCTGCGTCTATGCCGTACAAGTCTAAATCATGTTTAACTTGTTCACACTTCGTCATAGTGTATCCGGGTGTTGTTCTTTGGTTATCTCTATATTCTTCCATTGGTTGAATATGAGTATCTTCGAATGTTGTTTTGCCAAAATGACACAGCTTGGTACACATCCAGCTTTTTTTCAAATGTGGCTTCCGAGTATGCTTTATATGTTCAAATTTTTCTCTTAATAAATGCTCGGTTGCCTCCATGTCGTCATCGCCAAAACAAACAGAAAAAGGTCCTCCATCATTTATAAAATAGATAGAAAAAATAATATATTTAATATTTGGATATAGATTTTTGATAGCGTAGTAATATATTCTTAACTGAGGATCTACTTCAAGTTTTTCTTGGGTTTTCTCTTTGCCTGTAGCCCAATCTAATCTTTTACCGGTTTTCCAATCTATAATTTCTATAGTTTCATCATTAACCAATGTAATTAAATCTATTGTTCCTTTTAATGCTAGTTTGCCAGATAGTCTGCCTTCAGATGTTTCATAATCATAATCTGCCCAGCTTTTATTGATTTCAAAATCAAAGTGCTGTTCTGGTTCTAGAATATTTCTTTTTCTAGGATCAAACATTCCATCATTAAACTCTAATGCTTTATATACCCAATCCCTACAGTCTTTACCGTCTCTTGGCTTCCAGTTGTGATGGCTGTTGTGTGAAGAGTAATGATCATAAACTCTTTTGATAATATCTTCTAAATCATATTTTGTAGTGCTGATGTCTCCCAGTATATCATCTACAATTTTCTTTTTATCGTTTTGTAATCCTTGTTTTATAACAGCCAATATTTCCAAGACTTTATGTACAATAGTGCCTTTATCAGCTTTAAGTCCTGACTGTCCTCTCCAACCCAAAACATATTCAAAGTAGTATTGCTGGGGACACATATTGTGTGTGTTGTAACTAGAAGAACGAAAATAAGTTATAATCATATTATGTAGCTGGTAATGTATCTAACCATTCCTGGATTTGTAAAGATTGTTCATATATCGTTAGATTCTGATTGTCTAAAATGTAATCAAAATTTTCCCAATCATAATTGTCTTTATCCAATGCTGTTTCGCTAACATGTGATGAGTTATGCAAATCTCTGGTCAGCCTAATCACATACCCTCCCGCGTTCTTGACAGCATCTACCTCATCTGGAAATCTGCAATCAGTAATAATTGCCATCTTCGGCTTATCTTTAGATATGCGGGACATCGTACTGTCTATCCATACTGTTTTTTTAATTGTCCTAAAAATATCAGTGCCTACATATTGCATTACTTCTCTAGCTGTCATTTGTTTATCAGCGTCTGCCTCAGAAGATAATGTGGTACGAGGCCAAACACAATCAACAAGTTCATTTTTATTTTCGTCTGTACCATAACACTGCGCGTAAGACAAACCAAGAACTTCCATGCAAACACTCTGTTTTAACGTATCAGCAAAATTATATATTTTTATGTGTTGATCCAACTCCTTATATAAATTTGCTATAACAAAATCTTTTTGTAGTTCGTATCTTGGTGTTATTTTTTTGTATAGGTCATTACCGTAGACATCAGAAAGAGTAATGTCTCCATCCTCTTCTATTTTTATTTCTTTTGAAACTCCCATATTTGACAGAAATAGGCTAATAAAAAAATTACCAATAGTGGTTTTACCCGACTGTTTTCTTCCTGAAAGAGCTATAATTGTTCCCATAATAAAACTCACATACTAAGTAAAGGTTTAATTTCTTCGTTAATTTGTTCAACAGACATTTCTGCAATATCGGCGGTTTTAATTTTTAAATTTTTAACATTGTAAGTTTTACAACACTTGGTCTTAATTTTATCTGCCGCTTTTTGTCCTGCTTCGTCATTGTCCATAATTGTTATTATATTCATAGCTCCTGAAGCATCAAGTATCATTTTTTGTCTATCGCTCATAGAAGACCCAAATATCGCAACACTATTGTATATACCAGCTTCCTCAAGCCTCCATACATTACCGGGACTTTCTACTACTATGGCAGTATATGTATTCTTGATAAACTTTTTAGCAAACCAGATGTTATATAAGTAATTCTGCGTTTTGAGACCCTTGCTGTGTCTCCATTTGCTATGCAAAAACAATAGATTATTATCCGGGCATGGTGCTCCTTGTTCATGATAGTGCTTGCATTTATTACAAACGTCGAATATGCTTCTACCTGTACAGCCTATCATATGATGATAATCATGATCATATACTGGTACTACAATCCGACCAGACATTTCTTTACCTTTAGAAGAACAGTATCCAACGTCATATTTATCTAAAATTTCTGGTGAAAATCCTCTATCTATATAATACTGATGTTTTAAGTCTAAATGTTTTCTTACAATATTTCTAGCTACGCCATTTTCTACTTTTTCAGAAGTATTACTGGTATTTTTTATCGCTGCTACAAACTTGCTTTTGTCTCTATGCGTATGGTCAATTGATATTTTATCAAGATCTTGATTTATAAAGGCCAAACAAAAATTTAAAGTTTCTTGAAAAGATACAGCTTGATCTCCCGATTTTTCCCAGTTGTGTTTATGTCTAGATAGTATGCCTCTAATAAATCCTATAATAGAACCCTTAAAAACTTCCTCACACCCATGTGTTCTACACTTCCAGTTTCCTCTATAAGTATCTCCTTCTGGATATATATTAAGAGCAGTAATATTATCACCACCATGTATTGGGCAAGCCATACTTAATAATTTACCGTTGCAAGAATATTCAATATCAAATCGCTCAAGCAATTCTTCGATATTATCACATAATCCGTCACAAACTACTTTTAATTTGTCTTGACTAATTAAATGTGAATGTTTCTGGTTCTTCACCTTCTTCTCCAATAACAAAGCCATCCTTATCGTCTCCTGTATTATTTACTACTTCTTGTCGGGTTTTGCCTTCTGTAATCTTGGCGCACCAGCCCTTCATATGGCAATTAATATAGTCATTATCGTCTAATCCTCCGCCATGTCTACTAATAATAGGTACCAATTTTCTATTGCCATTATCTGGTCCATCTTCTGCTATCTCTTCATCTGTTTTCCTCTTAAAAATACTGAAGTTGCTACAGAGCCATACGATTCTGTCAGAGCCACTTGCAGCGTCAGTGGTTTCTTTTGTAATTCCGTCCCTATTTAATTGTATAAATGAAACAATTGGTATTTTATACTTTACAGCAAAGTTATGTAATGCCGTCATCATAAAACCAAGAACCTGATACTCTTTCATGTCTTGAGACATACCTTGAGTATCCATCAACTTTAGATAATCATAGAATATAACACAATCTTTAGCTGTTCCATCACTATTCATCCCCACCTCTGTCATTATCCATCTTCTCATTAAAGATATCTGCTCATCAAAAGTTTTACCAGCAATAGATTTGTAATACAGCTTTGAGTCTTTAATTTTTTGTATGCCTTTTTCTATTTTTGTTTTGTGGCTAGCTGAATCTGCAAATTTACCCGTTTCTATTTTATTAATAGATACTTCTGTAATCATAGCTAAGATACGGTTAATATGATCTTCCTTGTTCATTTCTGTATCTAAATTTAAAACAGGAATACCCATTTCACTAGCAATAAAAAAGCCCATATTATCAGACAACAAGGTTTTACCCGTTTTTGGTCGGGCTGCAATAACATTAACAGTACCTTTTCTTAAGCCTCCACCAATAGAAGCGTCGTACACAGGAAATCCTGTTGGTATGCCTACTTGTTCAGTTTTGTTGTCTACAAGATGTTGAATATATTCGTCTATATCATCACTCATAGGAGCTGGATGATTGTCTGTATCGGTTAAACTTTCTGAAAAGTTAAGTACACTATCTTCAGCTATTGATAAAATAGATGATACGTTTTCAGTACCTGTAACATCTAGTAAGTTATTTTGAGCAGATTGCAACTTCTCTCTTAGTGCTCTAGCTATCTCCAATTTTCTAATTTGTGTAGCAAATTTTCTAGCGTTTTCTTTTTCTACGGGGAAATCTATAATTGCTTTTAGATGCTGATTCTCTTCTTTTGTAGAAAATACTTTAGACATACCCAGTTCTTGAGCACTACTATAGATAGAAGCTAAGTCTATTCGGTTTTGATTATTGTTTTCTATAGATTTTTTGATACACTGAAATATATTAGAATTACTATCTATAGTAAA